GAATCGTAATCTCTAACCGTATTTATTTCAGTAAGACGCTGCTGCGGATCTGACTGTATTTCGCCAACATAACGAACAGTATCGCCGTCTTCGTTCACATAATCTGCATGGCGTGTGTGGAAGATTGTGCCAGCATTATCTTCGCCAAAGTGGCCACTTGCTGCCAACGTATCTATTTTAATACGACCAGTAGGATCTGTGTATTGAAATAAGCTCTCTGTGTAATCCGTACCGCCCTCTGGGAAATACTGAGCGAATTGAGTGTCTCCTGCATCTATAGAATCAGGATTTTCGATTGCATAACGAGCCATAAAGTTTGGCGGATCATGTGCGTATTCATCTTCAAGATTTTCTCTAATTGTTATGTTTAGTTCCTCATCAAGTCTATCAGCACCGCCATGTTGATGGGCGACAGCTTCATCTGAATATTGAAAAAATTCAGCATCACCATTTTCGTCTATATATACCCATTCCTTGCCTCTAAGGTCATCAAATGTAGTACCCTTTAAAATAGCAAGTTTTTCAAGCTCTTCATCGTCAAGTTCGTCTGGCCTGCGATAGCCACCATCTGGAAGGTAATCTGCTAGAACATCAATTTCATTATTCTTACTTTCACTTAAAAAAGGCTGATCTTCCATAACTTGATCTACAGCTTCACGCATATCCATACTGGCGCGTTCTGTTCCAAGAACACCACTGGCTCGACGCACATTGGGAACTAAGCGCGGATCGTTTCGCTCAAGGTAGTCAACAATTTCTTCTTTGGTTACGTTCTTGCCACTGAAGAAATCATCTGCACCAGACCACTCAAGCTCATCTGGCTTTGCACCTGTCTTGATCATTGTAGCTTTTAGCTGCTCATACGGACCTTTATTCTGCTTTAAATTCATAGCAGCTCTTAGGGATGGGCTGAACATAATTTCTTTTAATCGGTTTGTACTCTCTGCGGCTCTTGCCGCTGCTGCCGCATCTACAATGGGTAGACTGCCCAAATTAGGAGATATTGTAATTCGTGGACCGACAACAGGCGCAACAGGCGCAGTAGTTGCAGCAGACGCAACAGGCGCATTAGCAGCTCTGTCAAACGACATAGCCTTAGATGCCTTGCCCAACTTGCTGAATAAGCCAAGATATGGTGCAGAATATTGTTCTGCAAACTCAACACCAGCCAAGAGATCTCTAGAGAGCCTGTCTTCTTGGCTTTCATTTTGGAATGGAATTTGTTCTGCTACAAAACCAGATCCAGCTCCCACGCCAGCAAGCAAAGTATTAATAGCACCCAACCCAGCATCTGCAATTCCGCCATAAAGATATTCAGCCCCAGTAGGGCCGCCGGGATAGAAGCGCATTTTTGGAAGTACAGTGGCCACACCTTGACCTGTGACAGCGTTCTTAAAAGATTGACCTGCATCTCTGATGTAATCGCCTGCCACATCAAACCCATAGTTACTAAGTGGCGCTTCTGATCGTTTTGGCGCAGGCGCAACATAACCCACAGGATCTGCGCGAGGTATCATAGGATTGGCATCGTAATAATCAGTTAAATAATCAGCATAAGCCTGTGATGGGATGTTGGGCAATCCGTCTGGACGTATCGCACCCTCTGGGAATCTTTTATCAACCATATCACCACGCCTTACATGACCAGTACCTAGCTTTCGTCTTAGGACCGGGGTTATCACAATTATGGCGCGATCTGAAGTTTGATCTGCGGCCCTTCTGCGTTTTCTTGATAGTCATATTCGGATCGCCAAAGGTCACGCGCTTTACCTTGTCGCCGTCTTTAACAAAGACCACAGACTTCTTCTTGCCGTAAGATGTCTCGCCCTTGGCAATGCGCCGGGGATTGTTCAGCTTTACGGTTTTACCTTTGTACGTTGCCATTATCTTGGTACTCCTAAAGCTGCTGGACTAAGTGGACCTTCGACATCCTCTGCGCCTCTGAGGTATTTTATCTCGACTGGTATAGTTGGCCTGCCACTCTCAACGCCCTCAATGATCCTGTGATTGCCTTCGACAACAAACGGCACACCGTCTTCGCGCACTTGGATCAAGATTGGCGATTCATCGTAGCCTGTCTCTGCAATAGATTCACGCAATCTGCGCATTTTTGCTGGATCTGGTCTGTATGTTTCTTCACCGACAGATCCTGCTATGTTGGAAAGCATGTTTGGATTAAGTCGAATTGGCTCTTTGAAGTATCCTGTCACTCCTTGGCCAGAACCCAAAGTGGATTCATAAGTATTTGGCTCTGCGCTTTGACGTTTTTCTAATGCCCGTCTTAGCTTGCCTGCCAACCAGTCACCGCCGGGGTTATCAACCCGAAGACGGGGCAGAGCTGGCTGCGCATCCTTGGCGATCTGTATCTTGATGCTATTGGCACTGCGCGGATCTATCAATCTCTGACGTGCAGCTCTATCCAAAACAGCCGCCAGATCTTCTGGAGATGCGTCTTCAAGTTTATCCATTGCCACGCCAGATAGTTCCGCAAGCTCAGAGATCTTGGGGTTGCCTCTAGCAGCAGATCCGAACAGCTCGCGGCCAAGAGATAAGAGATTATCTAACGCACCTAAACCTGCCATTACTTTTTCTTCTTTTTCTTCATCTTCTTAAAGTCAGCGCCAGTAATCTTGTTCTTGGGCTTTGCTTTAGAGGCAATTTTCTTTTGTGCTGGGCTTAGTTTTTTCATGCTTTGTGCGCCTTCTGAATGTCAAATGACGCCTTCTTAACAGCGCCTTTGTGGGGCTTATAATCGCCCTTCATAAGTTTGTAGCCTTTTCCAGACTTCATCCAATGGTATCCCTTGGGGGCTTCAACTGCTTTTTTTACCACTTTTCTTCCCTTTCCAGTTTACGCGCTTGGCTGATGTCTTACTTTTGGCCGCAGACTTAGCCGATTTACTTTTGCATTGAGCCATAGTTGGCCGACACGCAGGATACGCACCTTTAGTACGATCAGATCTACCACATGGGCCACCTGTTTTGCAATTAACCCAGCCTTTGCCCTTGTTACGGCCAAACCACTTGCGGAGACTGTCGCTGCTGCTACTTTTTTTTGGCACTTTTCTTACCCCAGTTTTTTGCGCCTACTTTTCGGCACTTCACCAAAGCCCCAGACCCATAAGCAGAAGGCCACGTTCCACCATTGCGTGTATAACGGGCCTTCACTTTTTTATAACATGCGTCACGTTTGGGCTTTTTTGCTGGCATTATAACTTCCCTCTTTACTTATCTGTTATAAGGGTATCCACGCCTTGTGTCATCAGTTTGATAGAGATATTCGTTTATGATGTCTGATAACTCTCTTGTGGCAGGCTGTGTCGCTTGGCGCAGCTCCATAGATCGGATCGTGGTTGCCTCTGGAGGAACAACCCCATCAATGATCCGATCATTATAAAAATCATTAAAAAACATACCTGTTGGCACATCTCGAAAATTACCACTTTCATCTGCCATTCTGTAGACAGGCGTACCTTCAACACGCTTCAAGCCTGCTGGATATGTTGTGTGCATTGATACTGGGTCTACAGGCGCGTTATAATCGATCTGAGCGATCATTCTGCCTGCTGCATCGCCAGAACCCATGCCCAACATATCTGACTTGGAAACAGCAGCTCGAACAGACGCCTGATCTGGGAAGCCTAACTTCATGCTGCGTGGCTTTGCCATTTCCTCAGAAAACGCCTTGCGAGCTTCGCCACGATTGGGTCCACGAAAGTAAGTTCTGACGGCATCAATATCTGAAGCCTCTAGATTATTAAGACCCGGCCAGTCAGGTATTCTTTCTCTTAACCGTTCGTCAAACTGCTTTGCTGCTTTTTTGGTGATCTTCATATTTGGCAGCATGTTTAATGTAACATCTGAAACCATTGTGGAGAAGTTCACATTGTCCCCAGCCGCGTTAAAGTAAACGCCATAAACTGGCGCACCTTCTTCCAAGATCTCACCAGTCTTCGGATCTTCCACCTGACCAGAAATCTCTTTGGCTTTCTTAATTTGCTTGTTTAGGATTGATGGGTCACTTCCCCAGAACCGATTATCCACTACGTTCTGGCCTTCGGTGGCATATTCGTAGCCACCCTCTCGCGCTACTGGATTGATCAGAGGAACATCATTCACACCAACAATAGACCCCGTTCCACTTGCCCGATCACCCTTGATCGACATGAACTGAGCGCCTTCATCGATGGCTTGTTGAAAGTTAAAAGGAGTGGGGGCTGTTTGCGTTCTGGTAGTTACATCAATTTCTGCACCGATCTCTTCCAAGGGAACCATACCCCTTGTGACCTTCATCCTACCTATCGGGGTGTCTTCAACATATCCGCCTTTTGTCAGACCACTGCCACGACTTTGATTTTGAAGGTAGTTTTTTATAATGGTGTTTGCCGTTTGATCGTCTGAGTATCTCAAGCCTTCTTGAACAACATTGCCGCCAACTTCAGCTATAATTTGTTCATAAGACTTAAATGTACCGCCGCCAACATCTACGGCTCCATCAACGCCTAATTCCTTGATCTTTTTTAGAGCTGAAAAAATACCCATTACTTCTTGCCCTTATATCCAGAAGCCCTGATCGCACGACCTTGTTTCTCAGCTTCGGCTTTGGTCTTGTAGACCTTGCCCTTGCTGCCCCAGCGGTAGCCGCCTTTGACCTTGCGAACAGGCATCTTAGCCGCCCAATAGTTCGTTCATTAACTCATGGACATTGCCACCGCCGACACGCATCACTTTGACTTTCATGCCATGATCTTCAGGCATCATCATTTCGTCGTGACCGCATTCGCAATCGCCGCCATGTTCGCAATCGCACTCTTCGTATTCATCATCGTGATGGCCATCGTCATGGTAATCCATGTCTTCTTCGGCAACGCCCTTGTAATAAGGGCCATCATTTTCAATGCCGTGAAGGCGAAGGCAGAGAAGCAAGAAGTTTACCAATTGCTCATCAGTAAGATCCAAGCCTTCTGCGTCATGTGGAAAACCCATTCGCTTTTCAAAAAGAACCGCGTTTTCTTCCATGTGTTCTACATTTACTTCAGCCATATTGGCCTCCTATCGCATTGGACGCGCTTGTGGGCGCATAGATGTTAATGGTGCAGAAGGGCGCGCGCGTGGACGTGTTGGCGTTACAAGGCCAGCGTCAACTGCTTCTTCCATGCTCATTACGTTGGGTTCCATAGTCACACCGCTGGATGGGCCATATGTCATGCCATCTTGGCTAGGCATTGGAGTAACACCACCTATCTGAGAGGGAGCCAGACGCTCCATGCGACCATCAACCATGTAAGTTGACATTTCATTTGGAGAGATCTGACCAGAGGTAACCATGTTATCCATCATCTCTGGAGACATGCGTTCCATGCGTCCATCAACTTCGTAAGACATTTCAGTCTCTGGCATCATTTCTGGGTTGAGCTGGTTCATCAAGCTCATAGAACCTTCGGCCAACATCCGTTGCAGCTCACCAGACATGCGCTTCCCAGCTTTTACAGCAGCAATTTCGCTTGAGAGGTTTACAGGAATTTCAGCACCAACAGCATTAGCCATTTGCTCAAAGCTCTGCACAAGCATCATTTGCTCTGGTGAATTTGGGTTCATGTTGGGTTCAGCCATGTTAGCCTCCTATTCTTCTGTTTCTGTTTCAGTGGATGTTTCAGTTCCACCTTCACTTATATCTTCTTCTTTTGTACCAACTAATTCAGCAGGATCGATATACTGACCATCGGGTGTCTGATAATACTCTTTACCATCCACTTCCACTTTGGTCAAAATTAAATCGATTTCCTCTCCAGATGCCCACTTGCGCATCCAAGGCGGCAAAAACTCCATGCCACTGCCTTTGTAGTAACGCTTCCAGATTGCGCTTAGTTTAGCTGGATCTACAGTTGTAACTCCGCTTGGCTCACCATCATCACCATCATCACCACCTGTTATTGTTGTAATATCATCATCTCCACCAGTAACAATCACTGGCCCATCTTTAGTGTTTTTGACTTCAACTACACCGGGGACTGTCTCACCATCTTCACCAACAACACCTTGAAGTGCTGGCTCAATGCCAGTTTCTGAGCTACTCATTGCTTCAAGTTTAGCAAAATTGGCATCTCCCAAAGCACCGGGGCTGATGTCTAGATAGTTTGGATCGTTCCAATCGAACTGACCGCCTGTCGAGCCTTCAGATTCATATGCCCTTACAAAATCATCGGCAGCGGCTTCGTTTAGTTTTTGTGGGTTGATTAGACCGTAAGTGGCATTTGTGACGGCATAGTTAAGAAGATCACCCACCCCTTTGCCAATTTTACCAAACACACCCAGCTCTCCGTATGTGTCATAAAATGGATTTGCATCAGAACCGACTGGGCTTCCTTCTTTATAATCATCAATTTGTGCTTGAGTAGCGCCATTATCCACCATGCCACTGACGATTTCGTCCTGCATGTCTTGAGTAATTGTTCTTGCCCCGCTGGCCTTATAATTTTCCTGCAATGCAACTGTCTCTGCCGCGTTAGGAACTGTGCCTCTCTGGCCGTATAATGCACTTTGTTCTGCCATCGTTAGATCACTGGTCTTACCAGCAGCTATTTTAGCGTATGCAGAATCAAGAAGTGCAGATCCAGCTCCTGCTGCTGCGTTTACATATCCGCTCGCGTTGTTTGCTGCTGAAGGATTGCTTGTAAAATCGCCTGCATCTGTATCTACCAAAACGCCGTTTATATATTCCATTGATCCAAAAGGAGTTAGAGCATTTATTATTGTTTGCCCTAAAGTATTGCTTCTTTCAGGCAAGAAACTAAAAGCGCCAGAATCATTTCCAGTTAAGGTCAAGTCGGCTTTGATGTCCGAAAGCGAACCTGTAGATTCTGTGCCGCTATCCCTAATCCTGTCACGTTGAGCTGCCAACTGTGCAATTTCATCGTTCCAATAAACATCTGGCTCGTTACTGCCAGCAGCAAATTGAGCTTCAGATATTGCTGCGTTTAGCTCTTGCTGAACATCTGCAAGGGTTGTTTCTTGTGGAAGTGCGCCAGCAGTATTCGGCTGCAAATATACAGGCTGTGCGCCCGTATTTTGATCAGTTCCAGAAGGTGGAGGTTGAATAGTTACCGTATCTGGCAATGCTGTAGTAGTTGAGGTGCTTACATTTGGAGTGCTTACAGTTGGAATGCTTACAGTTGGGGTACTTACAGTTGGGGTTTCTGTAAATTTACCAGTGCTAGTGTCATATGAAGTCGTGAGATTTCCAGAGCTATCGTATGGATCTGCAACGTCATCATTTTGACCAATTTGAGAACCTGTAAAATCAGTACCTGCTGGCATCGGACCTTGAATGTCATTGCTTTCGCTGTTTGCAATACCAGAGATCACGTTACCTGTAGATGTAGTGCCGCCAGAAGATATTCTTGCGCCAGTGCTATCATCCACCAACTGGCCACCAACATATGATGCTCCATCGTTAGGTGTAAAAATGTTTGCCAGCGTTTCTGTAAAGCTGTTGCCGCTGCTACTGCTGCTGTTGCTTGCGTTGTTATTGTTATTATTATTATTATTATTGTTGTTGTTGTTGTTGTTGGATCTTCGTGCGTCCACAGCAGACATCGTATCAAGAACTGGATTATCAGGATCACTGTAGTCATTATAAAAAGTAGTAGGAGCTGGACCGTCATTATTGCTACTACTATTGTTGCTAGTAGTAGTGCTGCCACCACCCCAATTTGAGTGAAACCAGTAAGCAGGAACACCATCTGGACCCGGCAGACCAGCGCCACCCGCATTGCGTAACATCTGTTCTTCTTGTGGGTTGATGTAAGCCAGCATGTGGGGTTGGCCCATGATCTCAGTTTGACGTGGAGCGCCAGAAACAACATTGCTCAAAGCACCCATTCCTTGATCTGGATAAGATTCTGGAGCTTGCATTGGCATGGATGCAGGTTGGTTTTTCTGCACAATCGCGTTCACACGATCCATAAAAGTATTATTCATCACGCCCTCATAGGTTGTGGTTGTGGTTGTGGTCCCGGCTGTGGCGTCATGACTTCAGAGATTGCGCCCAGCGCACCCGTTGATCCACTACCCATGCGGCGCTTGATCTCCATGACCTTGTTAATCAGGTACTTATTCATATCCATAGGTGGTTGGGCCTGTGGCCCTCCAACATTGTTGGGAGGGGACATTGGAGGGCCAACCCGTGGACCCTGCTGCGGTAGACCGCCGAAGGCAGCAGGATTGATAGGAGGCAAATTATACTGCGGGGGGTACATTCTTCATGGCCTCCATCTGAATTTTGGCTGCATTCTTTTCTCTCTCAAGCTGCAACTCTGCCTCTAGCTTCATAATCTTTGCCTGCATGTCAGCTTGCGCTTTAGCTGCATCAATCTCCATGTCTTGCCGCGCTTCGGCTTGCTTGATCTGAATGCTGGACTTAGCCTTGGCCTGATCCGCTTGTATTTGCGCCTGAGTGCGAGCTTTCAAAGATTCTGTCTCTAGCTTTGCTAACTCTTGAGCATATTGCAATGGGTTTCCTTGCTGACCTTGCTGTCCACCCAATCCTCGAATGGCTTCGATCTGCTTCATCTGAGGCGCAGATTGTACAACTTGAGCTGCACGTTGGCTGATTAGCATGTCCGTTGCTGGATCTACTTCGTTGAACTTAAACTTCGGATCTCTAAAGTCTGGCATCGGCGGCATCTGCATATTGATGCCAGCTTCCATGCGCTGACGGTACAGAAGCGCGATATGCTCTGCAATGTGAGCTATCAACACGGGCTGCATTTGTTTCGCTCCGGGATTGCCGCCCAGTGATGGATCCTGCATGAACTGCATGTGAACCGCGATGTGAGCTTCATGGTCTTGCTCTGGGAAGGCGCGGATTGGCTTGCCATACAGAACGCTCATGTTCTCATCGATTGGGTCCATCTGCACCGCCTCTTCAGGCTTTTGCAAGATTTCATCGATATTTGGGATGCGGATCGCCTCGTACATCCGCTTGTATGCCTCATACAAATCATGGAGCTGCGGAGCTGAACGTGCCATTTCCAAAACAGCCTGTGCCTGCGCAATGCGCTGGGCTGTCGAGAAGATGTTAGGATCTGACACTGGGACGATGTCGATGCGATCATCAAAGTCAGTGCGATAAATGATTTCAGCCGAACCAGATTGAGCAAAGCTAAACTCATCTGGTAAGTTTTCTGCGTTCAGATCAGCCAGAAGTTTAAACTCTTGGCCTTGCGCATAGTGCAACCGCTTATGGATTGCGCTAAACGCCTTCGATCCTTGTTCGATCAAGGCAACTGTCGATCCTACTGGTGCGTTTGGATTCACGTCACCGACATTCAAATCGGCTGTGCTGGCAAAACGCTGACCCGCATCCACCATGTATCCAAGCAAGTTGAACAAAGAACCGCTTGGCTCTTTGAACGGCAGGGGCATGATAGCCTTGTTCACGTCATCGACTGTGCTGTCGAGATCCACAAACTCGCCGGGGCTAATCTGCATGTCGCCGCCATTGACGCGGCCACGCAGCTTAAAGCCACCTTGCATGTTCGAGAAAGCTGCACTGTCGAGAAGGGCGCGAAGCGATCCAGTCGCTGCTTTACCCAAGCCACCGATCATGTGGTACAGGCCAAAGCCATAAAAGCCCAAACCGGGCAAGAACTTGTAGCTGACAAACCAATCGCGGCGCTTTTTGCGCTCATCTTCTTGCTTCCAGTTACGGCGCACAGAAACCACATTCTGGTTTTCATAGTCGATTGTGATCACATATGGGATGGCAACTGCGTTATCATCAGCGTCATCATCATCCATTTCTTGGCCATCGATGCCGTCAAACAGATCGTAGACGTGCATTTCAAGCAACGTCATTACGTTATCATCGCTGTCATCGTACTGATCAACGCCTTCGATCTCACCGATTGTATCGCCTGATGGGTCTATAGAATTTGTTTCGCCATACTTCGTCTGAAGGTAGTAACCATTTTGAACGTAGCGGTTGAAGTCATTCTTTGGCATTCGGATGACATGCGTGTAGCGCGGAGATGTGTAGAGATCTTTGCTCTCTGGTGCGACCACAAAGTCTTCAGCCTTTACGAACTGACTGCACTGACGATCCGTGTTGGCATCCCACCAAACCTTTTTGAAGGTATGACCGATCAGCGGTAGGTGAAACAGCATTTGATCCAGATCAGGGAAGTATTCGGGCATTTCCTGTGTGATCTGGTAGTTCATAAACTCACGAACCCGGCGAGCCTGATCTTCTAGCTCTTCGTCTGGGTTGCCAATGATGACAGACTTAACTGGCCCACCTGATGGGTAAAGCTCTGCGATTGCCTTGGCGTTGAACTGGGTGGCAGCTTCAGCAATCAGTGGGTGAACCACAACTGACAGGCCACGGCTTGAACGCTCATCTTCGCCTTCGGCCAGTCCACCATCTGGATCTAGAGTCTTCAAGCCTTGCTTGTAGCGTTCTTCCCACTCAGCGCGAGCTGCACGGTCATTTTCGTAAAATCCTACCAGCTCGCTGGCTTTGCGCATAAGTTCGCGCTCATCGATAACTTCCGCAAGGTTTTGATCAAACTCTGCATCATCCAGCTCATCCATGAAATCCAGCTCTGGATCACCGATCAGAACGTCACCGTCTGCCAGCTCTTCGATCATCAGGTCATCGGCAGGAGCGCCTTCAGCAAATGGGACAATGTTTTCTGGTTCAGCCATAGAGCGTCATCCTTTGTTTTTCTATCGGCTCATCGTCATCTGGGTCTTCTGAGTGACCAACGAACCATCCTTTTCGCAACCTTAACCATGCCTGTGTGCATGTATCAACAACATCGTCATTTGGATGTGCAGGGAAGGCTGCGCATATATCTATTAAATCTTTAGCCCATTTTCGATTAGAAGGGAAGAAAATCCTGCCATCTTCCAAAAGTGCGCTTGATGCATGGGCGCGAGCTTCTTTATCCCGATCTGGAGAATAAGCCAATACTGGAACGCCAGCCATACGCAGATCTTGGAGAAGAGATTGACCTGATGCCTTTTTTTCGATCAGCACTGCGTCTGGCTCCCACTCATCGTAAGCCTCTTGCGCCAATCGGCGCAGATCTGGGTAGCTGACC